TGTGGCATCAATATAGAATTTTTTATTTAATAAATATTGTGTAGTTATATTTCAATTACTATCAGTATTAACATCAAAAACAACTTCATCATATTCATTCTTCATAACAATATTCACTGCTTCTATAGGTGCTCAATTAACATCTATAACTCTCAAATCTACAGAATATTTTTCTTGTAATGACCAATTGCTTATCATTCAACTAATCAATCTTTTAAATCTGTCTCAATATTGTGGTGTTGAAGAAGCTCAAACTATTCTTGCTCTAATCCGACAAGTGTTTGCTCAATCAATAGTTGTAGGATAAGCAGACATATTGTGTGGAACGGCAAACAATAATGCTCAAGTTTTACTAAGATTGTCTGTTCAATCCCAAGTTCGCTCTGTTCAAACTGGTAACCAAGCTCAACCAAAATAGTATTCTCGCACATATTGGCTGTCATTTACTCATAATGTTCTTGTTAGATGGAAACTAAATCAATTTGCGGGTCAAAGTGAACCTGTATCTCAAGCTCCAAAGTATAATATATCTCAAACATTTCAGCTTAGTGGGACATCATTCGTAGTTGTATTGTTTGCTTGTGTTGTATAGTCTGTATATGTTCAAGTTGTTGAATTATAAAACTTCATATATGCTATATTAACAATACTATATGGAGCGTATACGGGTCTTGGTCGTGTTGTTTTATTGTTTAATCAAACACTAGGGTTTATAAGTACCCACTCTGGGCTTACCCTATCACTTCATTGATATATATAAATCAACGAAGCACCAATTGGTGCTCTAAATTTATATCAAAATCAACTCAAACTTCGTCATAATCTATACACATAAAATAAAATATTGGAATTACAAATATAGCTTATATTTGAGAATGTTCATCTTATATAGGGTGTTATAAATAATCAAGCATTTATACGCACATTATTTATAATAGCTCAAGTTCAAGGAGAGCTGACAGAAAGTTCCATATTACAATCAATTATTTCCCCATCTAAACTTGAATATCATCAATAATTAAATGTATCAGCCGCTCTTTTTCAAGTTCTGAGTGTCGCTCAATATAATAATGTGTATGGTCATACAGTAAAAACACTCTGATTAGCAACTCAATGGACTATAATTGTGCTTCATCAACTTCAAGAATTACTATCTAATTTTGTTCAACTTTTTATATAATTAAAGTTATTATATCATTGTGAATTATTTCATAATATATCATTCCCAACTTCAATAATTTCGTTATTTGAAACTAATCTTGAATTTATTATTATTCAAATCTTTCTAAAATCAAAATATCAATCTCATTTTTTTATAGATATATGCGGTTGATTTGCTATAATCCGATTATAAACATCTGTAAAGGTCGCAGGTGTAATATCATCGGTTCAAGATATAGAGAGCGTTCAATTTCAATATTTTACAGTTTCTGTTATTTGTTGTCATCATTCTGTCCATCAAGAACAAGAGACTATTCTACATCTTAGCCACAATCTGGAACTACCAACTCAATTTACCGTAAATGCTTCAGGCTGTCGTTGCTGTGGGAATTTTATATATCTTATTCAAGTCAGTGAAAATGAATTTGACTCATCCAATAAATCTTCTATTGCTGTCCATCATACCGTATTTTTATAATATTCTCGTGCCAATACATAAGATGTAGCCACAATTGCTGTTCATATATTGAATTTCAATCAAGCTGGTAATGGTCAATATAATTTAGTACAAAAATATAATGCGTCGTTAGGAACGGCGGTATCTGTGAATAAATCAAAATTTATACTATTCCCTGGAATACTAGTATATACAAGTCATCAACCAGTAGCTCTAAAAATAGTACTATTGGTTATATATGATGTAGCTGGTAATTGATAACTAATTGCTAATGCCATTTAAAAGATTTGTTATTGAGATAATATTGTCATCTATAGTAACCATATGTAGCATAATAACATCAAGTTCTTTCGCAATTATTTCTTTCAAATAATCTTGATATGTATCATAAGATTGCTCCAAAATATTATATTTTTGTTGTAATGCTTCAAGTTCTTGTTCATATTGATTTTTTTTGTCTAATAATTCTTGAATATTAAATATAATATCTGTCCTTTGTATAATCTCATTCTCTGTTAGGATTATTTCTGTTTCCATAGTTAAAAAGTTATTGATAAATCATAAGTTAAACTAGCCTTATCTGCCCAAGCTGTTGCGTAGGTTGTATATGTAGGATTGTTGCTTATATTAGCATAGGTTATTCAATCAGTATTGATTTTTCTTATATACCATAAATCAGTTCAAGGCTCAAAATATCATATATGATCTCAATCTATTCAAGCTACTAAATAATTTGTACTAGGACTGTTTATGTTGCTTCAATCAGGATTAGTTATTTTAATATTTCAATCAATTTCAATAAATATTTGCAATATGTCCGTATCTGACATAAAAGATGTATCGTATTGTAATGTTATAATATCTCAAACTATAGTCGCTAATTTTCAAGATAAATTAGGCTGAAATATTATATCTCAAGTAGTATTATTTATTATGGCCAATAAACTATTTGTATTAAAATTATCTATTCAAGAAATAGTAACGGTCTTTGCAGATGCGTCAAATATATATGAACTTGACAAATAATTTCCTACTATTGCTTTCATTATAATATTAAAGCATATAAAAAGGCGTCATTATTAGTTGCATATCAGCTTAAATCTTGGTCGCCAGTATTAACTCAACTTTGATTATTTAGATTACTAACTTGTAAGTTTGTTAAATGGTATCTTTCAGATGTGTCTCCTCCCTGTAGTCAGCTTAAATCGTTGTGTACGCCAACAACCGCTCATCAAAATATTATCCAATCAGTATTATCTATTCATCACTTTAATTGATATGTATTAGTATCTTCTTGCACATAGGCTATAAATCATTCATATCTTATATTAGCAGGTATCAAATCTCTATTGGCTAATGTGTCTACCAAATATACTACTCTCATTGATTGCCCCATTTGCACTTGGATATGTTTTTTCTCTATAACAACATTTATGTCAGGCTTGTTAATAATGACATCTATTGACGGCTTTACTATATTAATATCTATATCACTCATATAATATTGTTAAGATTTAAGATTTTGTTATATCTCTTGCTACTATAAACTTAGCTTTATTTATAGAACTTATTTTATCACTAGCATCTTTTATCTGTATATCATAATAATATTCTCATTCTGCTATATTCGTGTCAGTATGACTTAATGTTATTGTAGTTATTCAACTTAAAGGCGTAGTGTGGGAGGTTATCACTTTTGCTATTACTGCGTTAACGTCATCATTAGTATAATCGTCTTCTTTTTTTACTGTAAAATATACTGTTGCTCAAGTAAGATTTATAGGCAATCAATTTTCATCGGTAAGGGTAGTAGTAAATTCATAATCATCACCTCTTATTATTTCTATATTGCTCATAGTAGAATTTTTAATATCTAAATCTAATTTGGACGGATTGTTATTAAGTTTTATGAATTAATAAACTGCTTATTCCTCAACAGGAATTTCAGCCGTTTCCTCAACTATTTCTTCAACTATTTCTTCAATTACAGGCTCTATATAGGTTTCAGCTAGATATTGTTCTTTGGTTATATCTTCGACCTCCAAACAATCTTCTCTATTAGAATAATCGACTCAATAACATATACTTCAATCTTTGAATATGGATTTTTTCATATTAATAGGATTGTAAATCAAAATAAATATTAGGCTGTTTATATATCTGTCATTTCAAAGCAAAATATCTTGTTTGTCAATTATAAGAGGCATTACTATTTTTTACCCATAATTCACAAGTATCTCATTTATTGAAACTTAAATCTTCACTTCGTGTTTGTCGTGATGTAGAACTTGTCGATTTTTCTGTTCAATAGGCAACTCAGTTTTTATATATTCTAGTGGAAACGGTATTACTGCTAGAATTAGTCTCATATTCATAATAAACTCTATATATTCCAGTAACTGGTATAGTATATTGTAACTTTTTATTATAAGTAGTAGAACTATTAGAAGTATCTCAAGCTGGTCAAGTAAGTGTATCATCGTTTGTTTGTACTACGTCATTGGCTTCACTTATTAATAGCTCATCACTTTCTATCACATCTCATATTTTTCGTTCATTAGTTCCAGCAATATTACTTAATGCTCAAGGGGTATCACTGACAAATAATTCATCTCATCTAGTTAGTCCTGTAAGATGTTTGCTAATTCCTGCAAAATCTCGTTTTGGCACCTCTCCTGTACTATATATTTTGTCTACTATTCTTGGTATATCAGGGAGTTTATAAATATATTTTGCATCTGTTTTGGAATATAAAGTATCAGCAAATAGAGAAGATGAAACATATTTAAAATTATTGTCATACTCTCAAGCTGTGAATATTCAAGTCTCTATACTGTCTATATTTGAAGCACTACCATTATTACTTCCATTTTTGCTACCAGTATTGTATATAATATTCGTTCAATTCTTAGGAAATCAAGGAGAATTATTATAACAAAGAGTATACGAAGCTCAATCACTTCCCAACTCTATCCTAAAATAATCATTAGTATTGAATGAATACGATATTGCAAAATTAGCCACATTTCAGCTAAATGTAGCTGTATCCAACAATGTACCAGCATCGTTTTTCAAATACGCTTTTGTTGCTGTACAACTAGCATTTTTATTCACTGTTTTTACCGCTAAATTATATCTTGCTTGTAGCCTATATCAATAATTATTTATATCCGAACCGCCACTACTAAGAGTAATTTGGTCATCATCTGTGGTATATACTAAATCTCCCCATTCTGTACCGTCCCACGTTTGCCCATATCTTGTAGTCGTATTATTACTACTATATCAAATTTTAAAATAATTACTAGAGTTTACTGTCTCACTTCAATAAGTTCAAGCAAATAATACTAATCGCACTACATCTCATTCAGGTATTGTTATATCTCAAATTAATGTAACTATTGTATTTGCCAAACTTGTTGTTAATCAACTAGCCAATACTGTAGCTGTAGCATTAACATCTACCAAAGTTCAACTAGGACTTCCTGCACTATCTGTTTCAATTATTATTCATAAATCTACTGAAGGAGAGCCTACTTTTGCTAATGCTAGATTTAATATATCGTCAGTTATTCAGTCTCATATTAATCTTATTGCCACCCTTGTATTGTTTGCCACATCTCAAATATTCTGTTCTAATAATTCAGGAGTTAGTAAAGATGTTGTTGTTATACTATCTATATTTAAAGCATCACTATAATTGCTTCAATTTGAACTACCAGTATTGTATATAATATCTGTAGCTGTTTTAGGGAATCAAGGAGAAGATTTATAATGACAAGTATACGAAGCTCAATTATTATCAGCCTCTATTCTGAAATAATCGTTAATATTAAACGAATATGGGGTTGCAAAAGTTGCTATATTTCAAATAAATGTAGCTGTTGCAAGAATTGTGTTTCAAGTATCTGTTTTAATATACGCTTTTGTGGCTGTACAAGTCGAGCTTTTTGTAACACTTACTATATTCAAATCTCTTATTGCTTGTAGTCTGTATCCTCTATCGTCTGTTATGCTTGAAGTACTATCAAACACAATTTGGTCATCATTATTATGGTCGGAGAGTTCTATTGTCTCTTCTTGAAACACACTATTTCATTCAACCAAATCTTCTCAAGTCATAAAGTTCGAGTTAGTGAGCTTATATTGGTCTTGTGAAGAAAGTATTTCATCATCTACATATTTCTTTGTACTTGTTTGCATATCTGTTGTCGGTGTTGGTACTATTGGACTACTTGAAAATGTTTTAATACCAGCTATTGTTTCATCCCCTGTGTTATGGACAACTGCACTATCGTTTGCTTTTGCTGGTAGTTCTACTGTATTAATTCTTGAAACTTCATCTTGTATGTCTTTGATTATTTCTTTATTTACATACAAACTTACTACCGCTCAAGCTAGAAATGAGTGTGCAGTAGTCCCTTTAATTTTAGGGTCTGCACTATCATCTTGTACACAACTAGCAAACGACCTTGTGATAGTACAAGCATCTCCTGCCCTAGCAGTACATAATACTATTTCTCTACTTGTTACATATCAAGTGCTAGTATCTACTGTCTCTATACATAAAGGAAAATTACTAATAGGGAATAAATCTCATTCTCAAGTTTTTAGAATAATACTTAACGCACTGGCTCATATTCAAGCAGTTAGACTTGATTGAGCGTTATTGTCTAATAAGTAGTTTTGGAATGCCATTTTTTATAGTTTATATAAATTTAATATTATTATAATCATTTATTTTTAAATACAAGATTTATGAGTTTATTTCTTTCCAAAGTGAGCTTATAACCTCTACTTCCAGAGAAATCTTATCAGGCGAATAAGACACTTTTTCTATTTTCAAATTGTCTATCTCATAATCTATATTTAATATTGCAATAGTATGTCAAGGCTCTATACTTTCTATATTATATAATTGGTTTACAACTATTTTAGAGTTGTTTTTAGGGTCTGCGTTCTTTATTAAATAATTATTTCAATATTCATCTTGTGAGGCTTCGTCCTGTATATCCGTCTTACTCTCCATTTTCTCTTTTATTCAATATAATAACTGGCTAGCGTTATCATTATATGTTTTATAAGTCCCTCAACTTCTTTGTAAATGAAACTTATTTACTATGTCTTCTAAATCAAATTCTAGGTTTATATATTCTACATCTTTTTCATTAGTGAGCCAGTGTGTAGATTGTGTAGGTTTTGGGTTAAATCTTATTTGTCATTTACTATCAATAAACCAATCATAATCAGTGGCTTCTGCTATCTTCTTTATAACACTAAAACAAGTGTCGTAGTTAAATTTTAGACTAACATTAGAACCATAATCAATAATTCATCATCCACTATAAGATAATAATCATCAAGTATATTGCGTATTAAAATAATCTATAACATCTTTTATTGTTTGTGCTGGGTCTTGGTTTACAGTAGGGGCATATGAGCCATTATAATATATCACACTACTTAATAAACTGGCTATTCATAAACATACAATCTCTATAAATGCACTAGAAGTCTCTTGTACCCTATTTATTTTACTAATAAATCAATAATAAATTATCTCTCAATTTTTATGGTTATCATCATATATAGTTACCTCTATTATTTCTCATCAATTAAAAGATGTGTCGTTAAACTCTAAATTCAATTTTAATTTCAATTGTCATTGTCATCAATTTATACTAGCTGGAAATATTATATCAGACAAAATATTATTCGGGTTTATTGTCATCAAATAATTCTTACCACTATCATATACTTTTATATCATATCTTTTTTGCATATATTGATTTTAACAAATTTTAAAGCTGGATGGATAAATATATTACTATAACTTTTTATTAATCAAATTTACGTTTTTGTGTACGGTGATTAAAGGTATTTCCTCTTATTTATTATAGTAATATCACAATTTAGAGTAGCTCAAGAAGAAAATATAAATGAAATTGGATTAACTCATTTATTGAATATAGGAAAAGGTCAAGAATATTTAATAGCCGTTCAATTTAGAGTTACCTCTTTTTCTTCTCAATCAACCAACAAAATATCTCAAGTAGTTATTGTCTCTTCTATATTCAAAGCTATTCAGTTTACACTTATAGCAGTATTTTCCAAATCGGAAACAACTCAAAATATAAAATAGATTTTAGGATAAGATTGAGCTGTACCTTGGTATATTATTTCTTCATCAAAATCTCAAGTCATATCATAATAATTGTTACTATCATTGTTTTTATTATATCAATGTGGGTTAGTAGCAACAAAAGTAAGTGATATGTCTTGTATAAATGTAATATTATGATATTTTCTATTAAAATCACATTTAGTTAATGTAGCTTTTCGTTGTCTAACTATTCATCATATTGTTATTTCAAGTTTTCATTCAGTCCCACTAATATTATATTTGAAGTCATCTATAAGATTGTCTAGGGCTGTTACTGTGTTAGCAGTAAGTGAGATATTAATATTTATTGTTTTTTTTCTATAAAATTTGTCTAATACTCAACCTCAATCGGTTCTAGGTGCTTCATAAGTAATAAAATCCAGACTACTTAAATCATCGTGGTTACTCATTTTTACCCTAGTATTTACACAATCGTTTAATGAATATCAATTAAATACAAATAAATCTTGCTCTCCTGCTCATATAGGAGCAAGTCAGCTTCATAATGGATAACTATTAAATAGTACTCAATTAAACATTTATTTTATATTTATGATTTAAACTATTCAGAATTGTTTTTCTAATTTTATCTTCCTAATTATTTCATCAGTTATCATCTCTATATCTGCCTCTGTTTTTACAGTTATTCAACTAAGATTGATTGATATTCAGTTATTATTAGTTATAGCATTATTAGGGGTTATACTTCATTTGGTACTAGGGACAAATAATTCTGGTCATCTCTCTCATACTAGATAAGTCTCTCAAGCATTTACAGGTCATCATAATGCCCTAGCTCAAGACACTCCTCACATTCAGGCTCTAGCTCTTGCAGCTGCTAATTCTCTTGCTTTTTGGATTAAAGAATTATACATAGTTATTTGTTCAGTATTGTCTAATCTTAATTTAACCATCCAATCATTTTCTAGTTTTATTTTGTCTGCCTCTAATTGTTTAATCTTTTCAAATTCTGCATCCATTAATGCTATTTTAACATCAAGCTCCGCCTGTAACTCCTCTTTCTTTATAGCGTAATCTTCTTTAATCTTTTCAATAGAGTTCATTTCATTATATTTTTCTTGGTACGCTATTCTATCATTTAATAATAGTCTCTCCTCTTCACTTAATCAGCTAAAAGCCGAAGCCATTGCATCTTGTGCTAATTTCCTTTGCTGTATTAATTCTAGTTGTTTTTCTTGTGATACTCAGCCAACATTTAACTCTTCATTAATTTTTGCTATCTCTTCTTTTATCTTAACATATTCACTAGCAACATCTTTTGTTTCACCTACTCATAATTCTTTCATACTCTCTTGTATTTGTTCTATCTCTTTTTGGTATCATTCTATTTTTCAAATACTTTCATCTAATCATTCATTAATATAATCAAAGGCGTCTCAAAAATCTTTTGCTAAATCTTTCACTACTCCTCATACTTCGTTTACAGGTGCGGATATTGTGCTTATCTTATCTTTTGTCTCTTTTAATGAAATGTCTAATCAAGGGAACATATTATCAAATCATCAGCTATCTACTATGTCAGACGCCTTTATTTTATCTCATCATAATCATAATGCTGATTTCAACTTAGATATTCAATTTACTATACCACCGACCGCTATATTAACATACTTTAATATTCATCAAAATACTATCATAAAATTGTCTGCAAAAGCTTTTAATGCAGGATTTGAATTAATCAAATTAATAATAAAAGCCTTTACTTGTCATCGTAAATTTATTAATCAAGTCTTTACTGCCACCATTATTGTTTTAAAATCTTGAAAAGCTTGTTTTGCTCATTTTATAGGGCTAGTAATAGCACTTAATGCTGTTTTAAGATTTCATTTCATTTCGTTCCCTAATCAATTAGCTTTTAATTTGCTTTCAACCATTTCTATCTTTAATCTTCTTAGCTCTTCCTCATATTTCTTTTGGTCTATGGTTCAGCTTTGATATGCTTTATTTAAAGCTAATATCTCATTTTTATTGTGTTGTATTAATTGGTCGCTAGTCTTTATAACACTATTTAATAAATTCAATCATATATATAATCAGTATACTACTGTTATTAATAATCATATAGGGTTAGATGATATAACCAGCCATAAAGTTTTAACTAGAGGTATTAATATAGTAACTACTCATATTAATCATACCAATGCACCTGTTGCTATTATTATATTTTTGACTACTTCTTGATTTTCTTTTGCCCATTCTCATATTGCGCCTATAACAGGGACAATTGCATTAACTAAACTAGTCAATCACGGTAAGAATATTCATCATATAGTCTCTCATAATTGAGAAATACTGTCTTTCATATTTGATACTGTCCCTTGAAATGTTTTACTTTGTGCATCCATAAGGTTCTCAAATTTCCCTCATTCACTAGACATAGTCCTAAATGCCTCTTCTACTTCTGCAAATCATATTTTCCCTGCTGATGTCATACCAGCTATTGCACTTTCTGCAACTCATAAATTCTTAGCAAGTTCTGCTATTAAAGGTACTCAAGCTAGAGAAAAATCTCTAAGTTCTCTTCCTGTGAGTTTTCCTTGTGATTTTACTTGTCAAAAATTAAGTGCCAATCTTTCAATAGGTACACTTAATCAAGCTGAAACATCTCATAAACTTTTTAATGTAGGTATTATATCACCAGTCGTTACTCATATAGCCAATAATTGTTTAGCTGTGTCTCTAATACCTGTCAATTCAAAAGGGGTCTTTTTAGCAAAATCTGATAACTTTATAAGCATATCTTGAGCCTTTTCTCAACTTCAAAGCATTGTAGTAAATGCAACGGTTGCTTGTTGTAAGTTTCAAGCAAGAGTTATTGTTCATCCAGCAATATTTTTAAATCAAGCGACTATTCATAATCAAGCTAATCATTTTGATAATGTAGAAAAAGATGACTGAGCGGTTTTTTCTAGTCAAGACATCTGTTTGGTTACCTTGTCTAGCTCTCAGCTCATCTTATTTTGAGCCTCTAACACTAACTTAATATTATAGTCGCTTGAACCCATTATATTATTTTTTATGAGATGAATTCCTTTGTTTTTCCCTTTCGATTTCTAGTGCTTCGTGTTTCCTTTCCTCCATTAACATAGTATAATGTAATGTTAGTATATTTTCATCTTGGTTATCCAATTCACTAGGACTACATTTATATAATTCTTTAATTAATATATAATCTCTATGCTCTTTTGATAATCAAGTTTGCGTTCTTAATGTTTTAGTAAATTTCTTTAATATATCATCATAATTAACTGGGATTTTTTAAGGCTACAACCTTTTCTAGAATTGCGTTATAATCTGACACTGACAATCAATCTAATTCTTTACTATTAAGATTTGTCATAGCCTCTACGATATAGTCGTTTGCTTTCTGCATATTGTCAGGATTTATTTTAAAATCCGATTTTCATTCTGAGTTAGTTATAGCTTCAACTCATTGAAATAAAATTTCGTTAAATTTTCTATCAATTCATCTTGTATAAACGTCTTTAAATGCTACCTCTTTTTCTGTCCCATTAATTACTACTGATAAAGTCTCTTGTGTCATTTTGCTCTGTTTTTAAAGTATTAAAATATGAAAGCTCTTGATTTCAGTTATGACTAAACTGACTTCTTAATAATATTTTTATATGATCACAATCACTAATAGCCTCTAATATCAAGTTCTAATATCAAATTCAATTATCATTTAATAACAATACTTCTATTTGCATACTTGTAGAATTGTCGTATTGTCAAGTATAACCTAGTGTTTGCTTTACTATATCATTATTAGCATCAGTTTTTGTCCATTCTTTGAAACCAACCTTTGCCAAATCTACAAACATTGAAGGAAATATTTGGCTAGCAACTAGTGCTGTGGCTTGTGAATTGATTATCTCAAATCTGCAAGCCTTTTTTTCACTATTAATTACAAAACTTCTTAAATCAGTATCACTATATAATGCTTCAAAATCTCATTCAGTAGTGAATTGTTGATTATGTAGACTATTAATATCATCTGTCCCAAAACATTGGATATCAACCAAGTTTTTATTAATTGATAATCTAAAATTCTGCATACATTGTGCAGTAGCTCAATTTAACCCCGCTTCATTAGTAGCAAAGAATACTTGAGCCATACTGGCAACAAATTTGTTGTCGTCTGAGTAAGCAGGACTTAATGCACTAGCTGTACTCATTTTTTTACCTCGTAATTCTGCAGTAAATTTTACATAATCTGCTACCTCACAACTTAATTCAAAAGTGTTTATCATAGCGTATGTGGATTTAACGGCTCCTATTGGGTCGTCATCGTATACTGTAAATGTTTGATGGTTATTGTCGTTGGCTCTACTAAAAAAGTGTCATTTAACACCTGCTGTAGCAGTTACTCAAGCGGTAGCTGTCCAAGTACCGTCAGTTACTGTATCTCAATGTGCTAAGGTTCCGCTTGTTGTAGATACAAAATAATAAGTAGTGGCTACCGTTCATAATGATAAGATTTTTTTAATCTCTCATATCCAAGTTTCGGCTCATATTGTTCATACATATACTGTGTCTCCTCTAGCAGGAGTTCATCCAGCAGGGGTTGGTAATGTTATACATTGTACGGCATTATAACTACCTAACGCACCTAATAATAAATAACCTATAAAGTCATCTCTAGCAATACCATTTAATGTTATCTTAGAGAAGTTTTTAGTTGTTTGTGAGTCATATATTTCATCAATAACTCAATATCAACTATCATCAACTGCCTCCTCAAAAGACGGATTTAATACCCCACTTGTTTTTGGTATTCGCACATTAGCGGCAACTGCTGTACCTTTTACTGCCTCTTTTCCTAATCAGATGGCTGATTTTCTTCCTATAAATTCATGCATTTTAATAAAATTTAGTAATTAAAATTAGATTTAACTTAAATTGTTTTTTTTCTGTACTCAATAATAACTTTCATTTTCCTGTTTGCCTCCTCTATATTCTTGGCTTGTATAGTTAATCACTGTTTAGGAAAACTAAATTTTTTAAGTTCTCACGATTGCTCAAGCTCTACCTCCATTAATTCTTTTCTATTATCTATTGTCGCTTCATTTATTGTTTCATTTATTGTCTCTGTGCATCTCTTACCTTTTGTTGCCATAATAATAAATTATTTTATAAAATTAATTCTCAATAGACACAAATTTACACTCAACCTCAAATACTCTTAATGGTTCTTGAGTGTCTGCAAATCATCGTATGTAATCAAACTCTAATTTAACAGTCATTCAATTATCATTTGTCCAACTAATAGTTCATATATCTTTTAACCTAGTCATTATCATATCAGCAACCACTCTCATATTGTCTTCTATCTGCTGTATTCAATCCTGTATTCTGTCTATCAATCTAACTGTAAAGTTTATAGTAGATTGATAACTACAACTATCTAAATAATTTTCGGTACCATTACTTGGAGTAATGATAATTGCTGGCAGTGATATTCAATCTAATATTTTTATATCATAATTATAGACCGCCCCTACTCTTGTGTCAGTATTTTTTATCTTCAACATCTCTGTATATATTGTGTCTCCTATCTCCTTAAATGAGTATGTAGCCATATTTATAATTTAAGTTTAAATTGCTCTATCACTATCTTTAATATCCTATCTCTATTGTCTTCATATCATCTTTTTAAATAATATTTTGTGTGTGGGTTTTTGTAGTTCTCGAACTCTCTTCTTCTGGCATAAGCCACCTGACTTCAAACAACCACTAATCAGCTCTTTATTTGTTTAAAATCAGTTATTATACTTCTCCTTAATGTTCATTTATCATAAGGCGCATTTATCTTTGCTTGGTTTTGTACCATTAATCAAATCTGGGTCAATGCCAACTCTATTGCTACATTACTATTAGATTTTACATTAAAGAATTTCTTTATATCTCAAGTTATTTGAAAGCCCATTATTGTCATTCTGATTTCTGAATAAATGCTTTATAATATTCTCTCATTTTTCATTGTCGTGTATCGAATGTTTTTACAATATAAGTTATTCAATCAATAACCAATTTATCTCAAACACTCAACCCGCTATAATCAGTATATAGTTTTTTCATTTCAAACATAATAGCTCAATCAAATCAGTCCCTTACTCATACTGGCTGAATGTTACATTTTAGACTTTCTAGGGCTGTATAACTGGCTACCATATTACTATTCCTTTCATATTTATATACTACCGCAACTTTGTTATATAATATAGACATTTCCTATTAAGGCAAATAAAAACTTTTATATTTATCTAACATAGTCTTAAATGAAAAATACATGTCATCAGCACCCATATTATTTTGACTTCAAAACGATATACTTTCATCTCATAATCTATATTGGTTTATTCACTCATTACCTTTTTTATTATATAATCAGCTAACTAACATCATCTGCATAAGTTTTATATCATCAGGTAGCGTATCAACTCAACTATCATCTCTATTATATCAAGCTGTATACTCTATTTCAAATACATCAAAATTAAGACTTACTATATAATTGTCTAAATCTTTTATTGTTAGTTTCCTGTCATAAGTTATCATATAATCTGTTCATTTAACTCAAGTATAAGCAGTTCAATTTATCTTTGTTATAGCAGATACAGGCTTATTCTTAAGATATATATTAAATCAATAATATCATACTCATTTATATATATCCCCTAAATTAAGCTCCTCAATAACACTTCAACCATTCAATGTAGCAACTCATATTAACTTATTTAATAGATAATATGAACTATTTAATAAATGCTGAATTAGGCTGTCATTTAATGTATCGGTTATTCATAGATAATCTTTCACTTGTGCTAATGTAGCGTAATTAGTGAATGCCATTAATAATATTTATTTTATAAAGTATTCAGTTTTAACTTAATCCACTCCATATCATTCTTTTTATTCACAGGTACATCATTGCCTAATTTCTCTTTATATTCTTTTCTTAAATTATCTAAATCAGATGTTTCGTTATCCTTGTTGTCTTCTGCATCTTTTTCGTCTGTTTTAACTGTTTCATCTGTTTTAACTGTTTTATCTTCCCCTACATTATTCTTATTATATGTAGGCACCTTAATTTCAGTATTTCATTCATTAATTAGAGTGAATAAATGTTTGTATAATCTTAGCAAATTGTCTCCGTCTCTTTTACTACACACAAACTCTTTTCCAGATTTTACTTCTTTTTTTCATTCTAGGGTAGGTACTTTTTGAGTATCTTCAGATATATTTTTGATTGTATATTCTTTTTTGGCTAATATTCACATTTTAAGTTTATTAGATTTTAAAAGTAAAGGGAGAGAGATTTCCCCCTCCCTATTTAAGATTACATAGTTACATTAATAGCAACTGCACAAGTGTTTCCTAGACCTGCTTTTTTATAAGCAATAGCAAATCCAAATTCAAATGTAGCAATTAATTGTACTCATTTTCCTGGTACTCTCCATACATCTATTTCAAGTGGTTGTCCAAATCCATATTGTATAGCAGGTTTGTAGATAAGTCCAAATGAACCGAAATCGTTACCTGTAGTTGCGTGTACTTTTCCAGTAGCCAAAGCCAAAGCTGGTCGGTCTCTTGCAACTAATATATCAATTCCAAAAGCTTTTGCTAATACTCAACTAGAGAATGTAGCCTTAGGTCAGAATTTATCTATAGTCAATACTGCATCCAACAACATTGCTTGATTATACACGTTAGACGGCATAACATACAATAAGTTTGTTAAATCTGATTGGTACCCTGCATCTAATTTAGATAACAATGACAAGAAATCAGCCTCTGTAAGTGCTCATACATCGTGAGTATTAGCGTCAGAGATAGCAATTTCTCTAATACCTGCATCTTGTTGCATATAATACAAAGTTGAAGCAGGAGTTCCAGAAGTATTGACATTACCTGATGTTGCAGTATCTGCATTCAAGATAACGGCGTCAATAGTTCTAGCTGCACTTCTATTTATTCTTTCTCTAACTATACTTTCTATTTGCTCAGGAGAATAATTTAATTCTCTTTTAGACAAAGCAACAGTTAAGATGAATTGACCTTGTGTTATAGTAATGTCAGATGTAGCTGGTCCATTATCTACTGCATTATCAGGTATTGGGGAACCAGTAGTCCAAGTAGTATTACCATAGAACATATCAGCCTCTCCTATAACAGGAACCTTAGCGGATATAGGCATATTGTTTCCTTGATTTCAAGGTAGCATAGGTAATAACTTAGAATATTCAGGTACTGAATCTAACATAGGGTCAGTATACACATCAGTTGGAATAAGTTCTTTTCCAAATCCAGTATTAGTAGGGTGCATAACCTCATTGGCTTTGGTATCAATTTCCACTTCTGATTTTACTTCGTTTGCTCCTCTAAAAGCAACTTCATCGAAGCTTTCATCAACCAATTTCTTTGATTTGATGATGGTTTCTAATAGTTTTTTATTCATTTTTCTAAATAAGTAAATAAATTAAAATAATTTTTTTTAAATAAGCTCTTTAACTTTATTCGCAAGATTTCAATAAGCAGTAGCTTTTTTCTTAGCAACTGGCTTTTCAAAAGCAAATCAAGACTTAATAACTGTATTAGACACTTTATTATCTAGTTCTTCAATATATTCTAGTAAAGACTTGATAACCTCTAACGTTCAGTCAAACCTCTTTGACATCTTTTCTACTTCCTCATTTTTCAGAGTAAGTTTTGCTTCAATAGTTTCATTAAATGCTTTAATCTTATTATCAATTTCCGCATTTATAAACTTCTCTACATTCTTTCTAGCCATCTTCTCTAATTCTTTTCATTCATCAACAACGTCCTTTTGGACATCATCTCCTACAATTTCATTAGGATTTTCAGACTCTTTGATTTCATTAGACTTAACTTCCATATTTGTAGTATTAGCATCTTTAATTAATTGGTCTTTAAATAATTTAGTAGTGTCTGTCCATTGAGTGGTAGTCTCTACTTCTACATCTTCTCAAGTAAGACTAATCTCTCAATCATTGTTACTATATCATCTTCTATAATATATATCAAATCCATTATCTCAAAATTTGTAATGATTATATATAAACTCTGTATTATATAATCAACATACATATATGTGCTCATTACTTCATTCCTCTATTCATTTTTCAGCTATCAATTTATTAGTGATTTTCATCTCTATAGTGTCTTCTTTACTTAATGCTTTTTTCTCTATCACTGCTATTTCTTTTTCCTCTATGGTTTCATTTTCTTCTTCCTCTATTTCTTCGTCAGAAGTTCCTAGTTCTCATTGCTCTCAATTTGCAAGAATTACTTGTTCTTCTTCTGTGGGTATATTATTTATCACTCATCATTCAATTGCTCATAATTCTTTTTCCTCTTCTATCACCTCTGTGATTTCTACAACCTCTTCTATCACCTCTTCTCAATCCTTTACCTCTGATGCCTCTGATGCCTCTAATTCTTTTACCTCTACACAACTATTCATTGATTTCATAAGTGCATAAGCATTTGCAGGTATAGATATTACAGATGTTTCATATCGTTCTAATGATTTGATAATAGTTTCATATCAAGTAACAAAACCCTCTCAGTCCTTTACTTCTTGAATTACATAATCTTTTACCCTGTATCATATAGAGAACGCTCTAAGAACCTTATTCTTTAATGCTGAAAATATACCATCAACATCTTGTGTAATCTTTGCTTTAATATAAAGCCCCTCTGGTCTTATACTAGCTTCTGTAACAATACCTATAGGTTTCCCGACATCGTGTTGTAACAATACAACAGGGTTTGTCATATACAAATCTATGGCATCTTTAAATGCGGTTGGCTCTACTATGTCGTTTACTCTATCCTTATCTTTAGTAGAGGCGTATCATTCAATCTCAACACCAATAATCTCTCATGCTTCGTTTGTTAAGTCTTTTATTCATTTTTGCTCACATACGATTTGGAAGAAATTTTTGTTTTTTACTAACTTTGATTTAATGTTCATTTAACTAAATTAATATTTAAAATAACTTATTTATTAGCTCACTCTATCTCATATAATACCGTACAACGACAATTCGGAGCGGCTGGCGGTATATCACAGTCAGTAGCAGGGTATATATAATTTAGTGGTTGTCGTCATTCTAGCTCATTTTCCATATGTTCTGGTCTTACTCTGCTATCATTTACTGTTTGTCGTTTTTTTATGATATTAATTCATACATTGTTTAACTGTTGCATAGGGTAATTATTTCAATATTCATAAGCTCTTCCTACCTCTGTCGTTGCTATAAGCTTCGCTCTAGCTTTGTTA